TATGGTTGAATTAAATTATGCATTAAACACGATATTTTTTCTAATATCGGGTGCAATGGTTATGTGGATGGCAGCAGGATTTACTGCCCTTGAAGCCGGTTCTGTACGAACCAAAAATGTTACAGAAATACTAACAAAGAATGTAGCGCTATTTTCAGTAGCAAGTATTGCATTTTTATTTTGTGGTTATGGTCTTATGTATGGGTGGAATGAACCCAAGTCTCATTCTATGTATGCTGATTTCTTCTTCCAAATGGTATTCGTTGCAACAGCAATGTCTGTTGTTTCGGGTGCAGTTGCAGAGAGGAAGAAGTTGTGGTCATTCCTAATATTTGCTGCAATATTTTCAGCAGTCATTTATCCACTAGAAGGTGCTTGGACATGGGGCGGTGGATTTTTAAGTGAACTAGGATTTTTTGATTTTGCTGGTTCTGGTATTGTCCATATGGCAGGTGCTGCCGCAGCTCTTGCTGCTGTTATAATTATTGGACCCCGTGATGGTAAATATGATAAGAATGGAAAACCGTTAAATATCCCAGGCTCAAATATGCCTCTTGTCGCATTAGGTACATTAATTCTATGGTTAGGTTGGTTCTTCTTTAATGGTGGTTCTCAACTAGCGTTCAATACTATCTCTGATGCAAATGCATTAGGTAAGATATTTGTTAATACGAACATGGCCGCCGCTGGTGGTTTGTTAGGTGCTATGATTGTATCTAAACTTTGGACAAAGAAAGTAATTCTTAACGTCACATTGAATGGTGCATTAGCAGGACTAGTTGTTATTACTGCTGACCCATATTCACCAAGTCCAGAGATTGCCGTACTGTATGGTATGTTAGGTGGTGTGGTGATTCCATTTGCTATGTCTCTCATTGAGAAGTGGGGTATTGATGACCCTGTTGGAGCTATCTCTGTACACGGTGTTGCTGGTATAATCGGACTACTATTAGTTCCTATCTTCAATGCAGATTCCACAGTTTTAGCACAATCAATTGGCATAGTAACTATCGGTGGATTTGTGTTCGTATCATCTTTAGGCGTGTGGTGGTCACTCCACAAGACTATTGGTATTCGTGTAGGTAAGAAAGAAGAGGAAGTTGGTTCTGATATGTACGAAGGTACAGGAAACGCTTATCCAGAGTTTATGGATAAATAAATGTTTAATCATGTACCAGTGGAGTTGCCCCCTATAACTGCAACAAATACTAATGGAGTGCGTCTATATGAAACTCCAGAAGGAAATAAATATCCATCGATTACAACCGTTCTGTCAGTCCGTAATAAAAAGGGACTGATGGAATGGCGTAAACGTGTAGGTGAACAGAAGGCAAATCAAATCGCAAGAACTGCTGCTGCAAGAGGCACAAAGGTTCATCATATGTGTGAAGATTACCTTAACAATATGCATATTGAATCGCCAGATAAATGGAAAGAACATGACAAACACTTTCTTCCTATGTGTTTATTCAATCAATTGAAAGAAAAGGTTCTATGTCATATAAATAACATATATGCCCAAGAGCTAGGTTTATACAGTGATGAATACCAAGTTGCTGGTCGAGTAGATTGTATTGCAGAATATAAGGGTGTTTTGTCTGTTATTGACTTCAAAACTTCTACAAAAGAAAGACTAGAAAAATATAACGAGAATTATTATATTCAAGGCTCTGCATATGCCGAAATGTTTGCTGAGAGGACAGGTATAAACATCGATCAAGTTGTTATACTTGTCGTTACAGAGGATGGAACTGTGCAAGAGTTTATTAAAAATAAAGCAGAATATTTAAATAGATTGTCAGAGACAATTAAAATTTGGAGTGAAGAAAATGTTTATTAAATTATCGAAATTCGTTGTAGCTACTGTGTTTACGGCATTATTAATTATACCTCAATTTGCAGTCGCAGAAACAGAAGCACCTGTAAAGAAAATTACAGAGATGCTTTATCCAACAGTTATGGTTGACCTTTCTGATGGACAAGGATCAGGCACTGTTGTTTTCAGTGGAAAGAGAAAACATGAATCTTGGAAGGATGAAAAGGTTTGGACCCTTGTTTTAACTAACCACCATGTTATTGCGTCTGCTGTAAGTATTGAAGAAGAATTTGATCCGAAGAAACAAAAGAACGTACAGAAAGAAACTAGGCGCCCAGTTCATGTTAGGTTGTGGGACTATAATGATTACAGTACAGCGATAGGTACAACTGGCCGTGTAGCTCGTATTGTTGCATGGGACAAACACAGGGACTTAGCTCTTTTACGTTTGGATGATAAGGAGCGGGTTATGGAGAATATTGCAACTCTCTGGCCAGAGAATGTTGGTGGACCATATCTATTCCAAAAGACTTGGGCAGTAGGTAGTGGTATGTCTAATCCACCTTATCCAACTGAAGGACTATTAAGTGGTATCAGTGGTAAGGATGGCAAAGGCCGAGCTCTTTATCTGTCTAGTGCTCCTATTATCTTTGGTAATAGTGGTGGTTCTTTATGGGCGTATAGTAAATTTAGAGATAGGTATGAAATGATTGGTGTTCCTTCTATGGTAGGTGCTTTTGGATATGGAAATATTGTTACTCATATCGCATGGTCTAGGCCTATTTCAGAAATTCGTTCATTTTTGAGAGAGAATGATTACGGGTTTGTCGTTGGAGATGAAGATGTTGCCAAGGAAGACCCAGATGCAAAAAATAAAGATGATAAGGATAAGTAATTTTCTTTATGGGAAAATTAAATATCTACGCACAGTAATATTATCAATATGTCTGCTGGCAGCCTCAACGAATTTGGCGTTAGCAACACATGTGGAATTGGATGATAAAATAAAACAATGGAAACCCGGCGAATTAATTGCTGTTGTTAGTATTTGTAAAGATGAACAAACAATCCTAAGAGTTGCCAGAGCAGACACAATATCAGAAGAAAAGGTATTAAGTTTAATTCATGAGCTTAATACAATAGAACTATGTTTGTCATTTCCACAACCCATATTATTTACTATTAAATCGCTATTGATTGAATATAAAGATTTTAATGGAATTGATTCCTTGGTGTTAGGTGTGAATGGAAGTGGAGATAATTTTCTTGGCTGGGTTCTTGTCTCTGGTATATTTATTGAAGGCCTCGGCATTTAGGGTCTTGACAAATACTAACCAGTGTGGTATAAATAGTATACAATTTGATGATACGAATTGAGAACTGAACTGGACTTGGGGGCAGTGCCCAACGCCTCCACCAAAAGGAGACTAGTATGCCAAAAGTAATGATAGGGGATTCTGATGAAGAACCCTCTAGTAAAGGAAGTAAGTAAGTGGATGTTTAAGGCATATATCGTATGGAGTATATGTGCAGACATAACCTTACTTGCAGGAATAATTTACCTAGTCTTTTTTTGATGGGGGCGAAACAGGATCGACAGGCAGGGACGGATGAGTGGAGAATTGTGGATTGATCGCCTTATAGGTCAAAAACTATAGATGCTAACGATAATGTATCTTATGAGGATTTCGCACTAGCTGCTTAATCTTTCGGGGTTTGGGAGATACCTAGCAACAGAAATCTCCCACTTTTTTTAAAAATGGGTATTGACATATAGATAAGACTATGTTATACTCAGTAATAATAAAGATTTAAGTGACGGGAACCTATTCCTATATCGACACTTGATGAGTTTGGTAGTTCTCTTTATAGGACTAAAAACTACCATTTTAAAGGTTGGAATACTTTCAACCTATTTGTAATGTTAAGGAAAACATTTAAATGACTACTACCACTACCCAGGCCGCTAAGGTCGAAACTGCACTTGTAAATGGTGCAGAACTAACTGCAAAACAGATTTCGTCACGTTATGGTGTGAAGAATGTTCGTGCTGTTATTAGCCAACTACGTTCTGAAGGTCTTTCGATCTATTTGAACAAGCGTGTATCGTCTTTTGACGGTGAGACATATATGAAGTATATGCTCGGTACACCTACTCGAGCAGTTGTTGCTGCTGGTTATGCTGCACTACGCTAGGCGTAATTGTCTTAACTGTGTGATGACGTAATACATCCGTGTGGGGCCATGGTTAGCCCCACTTTTTTATTATTAGGATAATTATGATATGACATTAAATACCTCTAAAACATTTTCAATGCAGATAGAACAAATAGTACAAGATAAAAGTATTTCTCATATGGATGCTGTTTTATGGTACTGTGAAAAAGAGGGTATCGAACCTGATACCATCAATCCCCGAATTTCAAAAGCACTAAAGGAGAAGATTGAAGCTAATGCGAGAGATTTAAACTATTTACCAAAATGTGCTCAATTACCGATTTAGGTACTTGACATATCCACCAGATTATAGTATTATAATCTTAACATTAACCCTATGTAATGGAGACTTCAAATGGAAGTAACTGTACATTTGGATGGTGATCCCACCATTCGTGAAGAAGGTTTCTTTGCCGCTAAGGTAATGGAACTGGAAAATCAAATTAAGGAACTTGTTTTAAAAAATCAAGGCCTTGGTTTTGAGAACGCTGACCTAGCAGCGAAGAACAAGGAATTGTTCGAGCGAGTTGATAAACTCGCCTCTCGCCAACCTAGTTGGCCTAAGGGATATCGGCCGAATAACCGTCCTCGGCGATAGATAATGTGTGCCGCTGTAGCTCAGTTGGTAGAGCGACTGACTTGTAATCAGTAGGTCATGGGTTCGATTCCTGTCAGCGGCACCATTCTTTGGTAGATCATTTAAATCTGGAGCAGAAATGAATAATAAAAGAAGAGAAGAACAAATTAAATTTGAGGATTTGTGTAAGTAATGAATGTGAAATTGATTAGTTATAGTATGGCATCAAAGGAGTTGTTTGATGTTGATAATTCATTAAGAGATGTTCAAGGGTTGATTGCATATTGTGCTCGTGTATCCAATCCTAATAATCAGAGTGATAAGAAA